AGGTTTTTGACAATGTCAACTTTGACTTGAGTCTCTGAGACAGAGACGTAATCAGATTTCTTAGACTTGCCATTTGACTTTGCAACCTGGGCTTTAGGCTTGCTACCAAAGAACCCAAGTAGCTGATTCCAGAAGCCATGCGCCTCTTTGCCAATGGCAACAACCTCATCAGCAGTTCTTTTGATCTCAACGAAAGACTCTTTAGCCTGCTTGTAAAGCTCACACCCAGCTTGGATCTGTTTGACCAAGCCAGCTGCCAGGAGGCAAATGCTGATCGGATCCACATCACAGCTTTAGCACCAACGTGAGCAACATGCCAATGATTGCAGCGCAGCTGCCGATCAAGATCTGCTCAATGCGTTTGAGTCGAGCGTTGATAGAGTCGTAACGCAACTCACACACAGCTTCGTGCGTATCAAGTCTTCCTTCAAGTGGTGTCATCATGGTGCCTCTGGCCAAGTAATAGTCCAAGGGAAACCTGTCTGAGATGGCACATCCCGCAGGGCTTGGCAGTAATCTTTCCACGCCTGTGATGGTGTCATATCACTGCGAAACCGCCAATCAGTCTCTGATAGCTTGGTATCCCTAGAAGCCCGAACAGACTTGGCTTGCTCTGCATCTTTAGCGGCTTTGTAAGCATCTTCATTCTGAGCAGCAGTAGTTACATTGCCTTCAGCATCTTCAGTTTGAAAGAACGATGGGCCTAGATTCCACTTTGTGTACCACTTGCCGCCAATCTCCTCAATACCGCCGTAGACTGAGTATTGGTAGACAGTGCCGCCTGTGGCTTGTGCGCCTTCAAAGACAACGTCTGCACCCAAGGCTTCTAGCACCTCAGTTGTTGTTGTTCCCCATGTAGGGCCACCATTGGCTTTTGTGTATGCACGAAATTCTGATTCGTACATTACTTGCCCGTCATTTGTTCGTATTTGCATGGTTGTTCCTTATGCGATTGCCAAGAAGATGTATGTTCCACCACTTGCATTGATGTCTGCTGGCGCTGTGCTGCTAATCTCAAACCCTGCGCTGTAGGTGTCGATGTAGTCTGTCGATGTCACTTCAGCGGCTGTACTGTTGAGCAAAAGGTAAGGGTCATTACCAGACACAATTCCTCTAGCTGTATCCCACACATACCAGTCGCCATAAGCGTCAGTGCGTTTAATAAGTACAAACCTAGCCCCTGCTGTGAATCCGCAATCAATTTGATTTGTAGTGGCTGTTCCTGTGTATGAGCCTACTTTAGAAACACCAGCGCAAGTGGCAAATAGCCAAGCAACAAAAGTACTGCCACTTCCATTAACTTGTCCGCCAGTATTTACAGAAAATACAGAACTTGTAGGGGTTGTACTATTCCAAAAAGTTCCACTATCACTACTAGAACCACTTCCACCATTAAGGCTTAAATAATTAGTGTTTCCTATAGTTGAGTTATACACAACCCATAAAGCATTTGTATTTCTACGTTTCACAATCATTAACTCAGGTACGGCCTGTAAGTTATGCGCCACAGTCCTTGCAGAACCTGTCCCTGTATAGCAAACTTCATCAAAAAACGATGGGGCTCGTCTAAAGCATTCATATACTTCAGTTCTTCCACTGACGTTTATTTCAGTTAAGTTGTTTGCGCCTGCGCTAAAGCCATCTATACCAAAAGCTGTTAAATCTAAATTGGCAGTAAGTAACTCTTCTGCACCTGTGGTAGTAGAGCGTAAATCTGCTAGACCTCGCAGTCGGTCAAGCCAGTTTTTATCTCCTGTAAACGCACGCATAGACTGCACTATTAAATCAGGCGGAAATCCCACACCAGTCACATTAGCATTTGCCCCTGTTCCTGTCCTTGCAATAGCGTTATAAACACTCGTACCCAACGTAGGCACTTTCATCGGGCCTCGGCGTATGGCTATGTAGATGTAGGTGGTTGATGCGTTTAATTGCCCATTGACAGCCGCAAAACCAGTTGAGTTTGGTGCTAAATATGCTGATGCGCCAGTTGCCTCTGCATTTGAAAGGTTTGGAAACAAGATGGCTCGTGACGTTAAATTAAACGCCCTCATGTTGTCTTCAATGTACCAACTTTGTGCAGCAGATGATGCCTTAACCATCAACCATTGGGGTTCATAGCCCAAACTTACAGTGGCATTTCCACTGCCATCAGTAGTAAACGACCCACAGCTAATCACATTGTCCGTACCCGTCAGGCCAAATCCACCTGCGTCATGGGCGAATAGGTAGGCAACGTATGTAGTGCCGTTTGTGTTTGCACCTAACTGAGATGTATGAACTGAAAATTGTGTTGAGCTAACTGTCCAAGCATCAGGTGAAGCGGCACTAGAAGAAGCGGATGTTAAGTTCAAAGCTATAACTTGTGCAACACCCAAAGACCGATGGTAAACATACCAATGACCCTCATTTGTACTCACTGCTTTAATAATTATGCAACCCGGCTCTGAACCTAAAGAATGAGAATGACTAATAGCACCTGTAGCGCCTGTCCCAGTCCATGTCACAACATCAAAAAACTTAGGCTGCTTGCGGAATGTCCATGAGACTGAATTAACGCCTGTGTTATTTGTATTTGCACTAGTTCCAAGTGTAAATCCGTCGCTGTTAAATGATGAAAAAGACGGACTGCCATCTTGCGCTTCAGTTCCATTTGTTCGTAATATATTTGATGGTGTTCTAGCGGAATCAGCCAAAATATTACTGTTGTTGTAAGTTCCTCCACCAGTATTTGTTGTTCGTGTTTTAACCCAAACCAATCCACCCTTACCCGCTAAATCAATTCCATTGGTAATGGTTTGTGTAGAGCCGTTGCCTGTATACAAAAAGCAAGAAAACACATCCTCAATAAACGTAGGCACAACAGCCACACCATTGCCAACAAAGGCATCTTGAGAAGCCGCACCGCTAGTTCCTTGTAATGGCATCTTTTTAAGCCTTAAATTGTGTGTTGCTTGCCAAGACAGTAAAGGTTGCACTGCCTGTTTTAATGATGAGGTAGCGGTAACTGTCAATGCCACTTGCATTACCCGCTGTAGGCGCACCACCAAACCATCTTGTTGTCACACCTGATGTCGTGCCATCAACTTGAACAGCACTGTTGTAGTAAGCAGTAGCACCTTGCGTCACCAAGAAAGCTACAGTCATTGATTGACCTGTACTCATCAAAGTATCAAGCGATGTACCGCTAGACGCTCTGAAGTTAACTGTCCAGTTAGCACTTGCATTGCTGGTGTAATAGAGAACAGCTTGAGTAGTGACATCGTATGCAATCGTGCCTGTTGCCGCTGTAGCCGATACTGTTGTTACCTCTGCCACATCATTTAAGACCATTGCAAGTGCTGATGATGTGCCTGAGAATGTCTGTGTGCCTGTAAAAGTTTGCGCTGTGTTAGTAGTTGCTATGTTCGCGTTGTACGCTTGCACATCAGTGCCAATAGCAAGTCCAAGGAATGTCCTAGCGCCACCACCACCAGCTCCCAATGTGGTGAGGTCAGCGTCATAGGCCTGCACATCAGTACCAATTGCCAGCCCTAAGTTTGTCCTGGCGCTTGCAGTGCTTGATACGTCTGACAAGTTATTGGCTGCTGCCAGGTAACCTGATCCAGACACATACGCGGCAACCCATGCGCTACCTGTCCAGAGCTGCATTGCACCAGACACGCTGTTGAAGTACAAAGCGCCAGCAACCAAGGCGTTGCCGTCATTGTCTACAGTTGGGTTGCTTGTCTTTGCACCAAGGTAGCGGTCATCAAAGCTGTCGTATGCAGCCAAGGTTGCATCCCTTGCAGACTCTGCTGCAGTCTGCGCTGATGCTGCGCTTGTCGCGCTACCAGCTGCGGCGGCGGCTGAAGTAGCTGCATTGCTTGCTTGTGTGCTTGCAGTAGTAGCGCTACCCGAAGCCGCTGTCGCAGAGTTGGACGCATTGGTGGCAGAGGTTGAGGCACCCGAAGCAGATGTGCTTGCATTACTAGCTGAAGTGCTCGCATTGCTAGCTGATGTACTGGCAGCGCTGGCACTGCTTGACGCACTTGACGCACTTGCTGCCGCTGCTGTGGCACTGGTGCCAGCATTGGTTGCTTGGGTGCTGGCTGTTGTAGCAGATCCAGAGGCTGCAGTGGCAGAAGTACTGGCATTGCTGGCCGAGGTCGAGGCGTTGCTTGCCTGGGTGCTTGCTGTACTGGCTGAGCCAGACGCAGCAGTGGCAGAAGAAGCGGCAGCCGTAGCGCTGGTGGAAGCAGCCGAAGCAGATGTCGCCGCATTGGTAGCGCTTGTTGATGCCGCCGCTGCGTCAACCAACAAAGTGAACTTTGCCGCATCAGCATTGGTACCAATTGGCAGTGATCCGCTAGATGTGTGCTGCGTAATAACTTGCCAGATGTTGTTGTTTGTTGTGTCTTTGACAATGTCTCGGACGTAGTACAGCGTGCCGCTTGCCCAGTTGCCACGGTTG